AAGGTCTGCCCCCACGACAAAGTTCACGGCCTTGCCCTGATCAACTTGAAGGCCGCTTGCAATAAGACGGTTTACCGTGTCCTCACGCCCAGCCATTTCAACGCGAGCTTTGTTTTCAGCCTGTGCAAAATTAGCTATCTGTCTGTTGAATTGATCTCTTTTTGACGGGTCGAGATATTTTCCAAGGACCGGGTTGTCTAAAAGCAAGGCGCGCGCGTCTTGCCATGCACCGCGATTAAGCAATCCAACGACGCCCTGCTCCATAACTGCGGAGCGTCCGGCGTCACGAAGGCTGCGTTCCGATGCGGTGTCCAGCGCTTCGGCATATTTATTGACAATAGCGTCAACCTGATCGAACGAACTACGCAAGGCCTTAGGGTCGCTGGCAACCATTGCGGCAATAGGCGCGATTTCGTTTTGGGCTTTCCCAGTTATAAATTTGCGCTGCTCAGTGTTTTGATACTTGATCATCTGATTAGCGTATTGACCAGCGCGGCTTCTTAAACTTGCTTCAAGCTGCGCTTTTGCGTTTGCGCTCCCGCTAAAATTATTAACGGTCTCCATAATTCGCTGTTCGACTCCAGCGTTAAAATTGCCAATCGTGTTCTGTGCAGGATCAAGAATGTTCCCCGCCTCAAGCGCAGCGTTGTAGTCTGTCAGGGTAGCTTGCTCGAACTGGTCGTTCGCTACCGCAGAGCTAATAATATCCTCACGGTTCTGAATGCGCGTTGCAGCCGCATCAAGCGCGGAGGCGACCTGCGTCATGCCCTCGCCTATGCCACTAAGCGGGCTGGTTGCCAGAGACAACGGAACGCCCTGCATCCCGGTGCTGCCGGGAACAGATGCTTTGCTTGTGTATTTCGGAACCATTGCCATTTTTCAAGAACCTTATTATGAATACTTCGCGCCCATTTGAGCAGTTGAAGACGAACCCGTCAGAAGTGATTTAACCGCCTCGCCTCTGGCCTTTTGCTTCGCCACTGCGCCTTCAAAATCTGCTAACTGCGCGCGTTGCTGCCCTGCTCGAAAGCCCATATCGCCACCGTATCGGATTGCAAGGTTTTCAAGCTCGGCCTCCTCCGCGCTCATGTCTACAACGTCGCCCATGTCCAGCAATTCACCGCCTGTGGAGGCCATAGATGCCCGCTGACTGCCCGCGAACAACCTTGCCTGACGTTCCTGCGCCTTGGCGTCGAACTCGGCCTTCTGACGCGCTGCAATGGCCTCGTTCTCAGCAATCTGCGCGTTGTAATTAGCAAGATTCTGAGCCGACTTGCCCTGCTGAATTGCGCCAAGCGTACTAACCGCCGTGCCAGCACCTGCCGCAACGGTTGAAATTATCGCTAATTCTGCCCCAGTACACATATCAAACCTTCGTCGTATTAAGCTCTGGCATAATCGCCAGAATAGTAAAAGGAAGCGGCTGGTCCTGCACTAAAAAAATATAACCGTCCTTATCCCAGTTACGCGGGAACTCAACTTCTTTGTCGCCCGTAAACAATCCCGGTGCTTCATCCATGTCGTCTGCGCTGGACCGGAAAGGGATAATATCCAAACGATCTGCGCTTGGGCCGTGCTTTAATCCAAGCGTATCAAAAAGCCGGTATGTAACCCGGGCAATGCGCTTTTTCTTACCCTGCGCCGTTCCGTCTCTTGCCCCAGCTTCAATCCGCATAGTTTGCAGCGTAGATGTATAAGGCAATCCAACATGGACAACTTCATAAGAGCCGTTCAGCGTTATTGACCCGCTGGACACTGTGCGGTCTGGGTGGGCAGCGCCATTTGCCAACACTGAAACAGTTTGGCCTTCAAGATGATCCAAACCAAACACCGCCGAAACCGCGCCGCCGGTATAAGTAAGCATGGAGTCGAGATATGTGGCGTCTGTCGTGTTCACTGTAACTTCAGGCATACCCGGCGTTAGAAATTCAATGTACCGAACTGATTGGCCGTTGATTGTGCGTTGGATCACCGCCCACAAATCATCTTGGCTTCCGGTCGTGTTTGGGATGACCGCAACGCTTTCAACTTTAGCGTCTGCTCCACCTATAATGTGACGATGCCAACCCACGACGTCCTGCGCCCGCTCATAGGTCATGCCGACAAGAACGCCGTCTCTCCGAACCAGCCAGACAATGCTGTCTGGTTCTTGCTGATACGCCATATCAACAATGCCGCCTTCCGTGATGTGTTCCGAAAGAATGGCGAGGTCTGGCGCGGTGTATGCGTCACTTTCAAACTGATAAACGTATTCACGAACCTTACGGTTAGCACGTTGCAGAAACAGAACGGAGTTGCCGACTTGCGGTGGCGTTACTGCGGCGCTGCCAAACGTAGTTTGACGAACAACGCGGGTATTTGTTGGTGATAGCGGGCTGTTTTGGTCGCCTTGCGAAACAATGAACTCGCCGCCAGCAGTGCCTACGGACAACACCTTACCGGCCCTCATCCAGCGGATTGTATTCACTTGGTCTGTCGCAATGGTGTAGACAAACCCGCTATCGTCCAAAACGTTCCCATCATTATCTGTGGGAGCGTGGTTGTAATAATCAGCAGATACAGAAAAGAACATAGATTGCGGTCGGCTCGTTGTCGCCGCCCAAACTAAGCGCTGCTCAAAAAACGTAACGACAGATGGATAGCCAGTTGTTTCAGAAAACGAGCCTAATCGCCACCCGGTTACGGCAGTAATTTCGGATGCGTCTGGACCTACAAAATCAGCCGTGACGCTCGTTGTAGACGCCCGCGCCGTGATCTCTAAATAGGTCCAGTTATTTGCTGCGTCCTCAAACCTAATCAGACGCCCGATGTCAGTTGCAAGAAAACCCGCCCCGTCATTGATTCCAGTGACCGCTGAAGCGGTTACTGTTACTCCGGTGCCTGAGGTAGCCGAAAGGCCCAACGTCGTCTCTGTGGCGTTCACAGGCTCATATGGACCATCTAAAAACTGGATGATATCTAAACTCCAGTTTGTGTCACCCAACCGGGACAATGTTCGCGGCTCGTGATTCTGGTGCGCTATGTAGAGAACGTCAGCAGACTGCGTGATTACCAACTCAAACAGCTCTGCCTCAAGGTAGGGCGTTGCTATTTCGTATACTGCGCCAACATTAAATTCTGCCGCAAACACCTCATCAAACGGCCCAGACTGAATCTGACCATAGTTTTTGTAGAACCGAACGTACTGATCGCCAAATTCAATAACGTAAGCCTGAGTGGCGCTAAACTCGAACGGAAGAATGCGAGTCTTTTTGCTGCTATCTTTCACTTCGGCGGAAAAATAGAAACCGCCCCGGCGAGATGCTGGACCGTGCTTCTGCACAATCATATTCTCAAGCGTTTGACAGCCGTTGGGATATTTCTGAAGGTCAACGCGGCCTTCAAGGCGCGGCGAAAGTTCGCCAGCCGTGAAATTAGTGAATATTGGCGCTGAACGCGGCATTTAATATGTGCCGTTTACGCTTACGGTTTGCCCGCCAGCGTAATTAAGACGACTGTCCAACCAAGTGTCAGCAATAATTTCTCTGTATCCGCTTTCCTGTGCGTCCATTGACCGAGCATCAGAAAGTTTTTGCCGGTAGATTTCCATCATGTTTGTGTAAAGCGTATTGCTTTCTGCCAACGTAACAGCCAACTCAGCAGCAATTCGAGCAGACAAAGCCTCAACAAACATAGAATCAAAGAGGTTAACATCTTCAACGCGGGCCAGATACAAAATTTTGGCAGTGCCCTCGTTGGTCAGCAGTTTTCCGCCCTCAATCTGGTAAAACATATCCATACTTTCCATCTGCAACACCCGAAGGCAGTCAGACGGAAGATTGTACTGGTAAGCAAATTCAAAAGCTGGAGCTGTACTATTCTGTGCCAATTCGACGCGGTTGACAGCGAAGTTCCAAACATGGTCGCGGATGCAAGCATCTCGAACTTGCTCATAAACAAGATTAGCGGCACGCGCCGCTTCACTGTCTTCAGTCAATGTTAGAATGGCGTTCGCACCAATCCTGACCAAGGCATTGTTTACAATCTGAACAACAGAAGTCGCCATGCTGTCACCTTAGTAAAGTATGGGGAGGCCGAAGCCTCCCCAGCCTTATTACGTTGCGGAGAAGTACATATCCACAACAAGATTGCCTGAAGCTGGCAGGTTTGCAGCCGAAATCGTGATGAAGATTTCTTCGCTTGCAGTCAACGTAGCAGTTCCAGCGTTTACACCGAAGATTGCCGGAGCATTGGTAGCGGTCTGAACGGCGGCTGCTTTGTATTTAGCAACTGCGCCAGATACGCCAATGGCAATCTGCGATGAACCCAACGACGTGTCGGTGTTGACGACGCCGTACAGGAACGACTCACCTTCGGTTCCCTTCGCAATAACGATGGTGTCCGAGGTTGTCTGACTAGCAAGCGTGATAGTGGCCCGCTTTACGCGGACGTTACCATCGACAACTCCACCAGACGGAAGGCTAACCGGAACTGCGGCGAGTCCGGCCATTTCTGCGCTATAAAGTACAGTCATTTTCTATGCCCTCCTTATTCGGCGCAAAGGATTTCAAGAACACGGGCTTCTTCCATGCGAGTGCCGCCGATGCTCATTGAGCAAAAGACCTGCGTTGCATAGTTTTTGTCCGCACGTTCCGAAATCTTCGTTGTCATGTCAGCACCGACGCCAAGAAGCAAACCTTCATTCTGGAATGCAAAACAGCGGCGATCACTAGAACCATCAACAGGAACCAGCTTGGTGCCGTCGATACGCTTACCGTTCACGGATACAAATTCGAATCCCAGAAACGAATCGATCTCACCGCGAGCAAGTGCCTTGACAGTATTGAAATCTGAACTTTTGATTTCAGTCGTGTTCAAGAGATCGCTGATCTGCTCAGACGTACAAACAATGACGCGACCATTTTCAGGAACATCGTCACCGTCCATCGTCTCTTTTGCCGACAGCAGCTTGGCAAGCGTAAGTCCGGTAGCACCAGCAGCAATAGCCGTCTGACCTGCAACGGAAGTTCCGCCAGAAACGCCGGTAAAGGCATTCCCAAGGGCCGCATCAATCAGAACTTCGTCCATCGCACGACCCATGCTCATGGCCGCTGCGCGGGCATAATCAGAAGTCGGGTCAATGAGCATACGCACTTTATCCTCATTGTCGATAAGGTCAGCCCAATCAAAATCTTCAAGGCTAACGCGACGACGTGCGTGAGGGGTATCAACTCTGGGGGTATCACTGTGGCGGCTCGTCCGACGCTGTGCGGACGTGGCACCAATCTGCTCGAAAAAGGCATTTTTGCCGGTAACGGCTTCTTCGCGAACAAAACCACGCAACTTAGACCCGTCCTGCTGGACAAGGTGCTGGACGTTGGCGCTGTACTGTTCGACGAAGGCCGTTGTCACTTGAATAGACATACGGATCTCTCCTAAAGGGTTAAAACAGTAGTTTAAGGGTTATCGTCTGGGACGGCCCAAGCTGCCTTCGTGCTTGTGCGGGTTCCGCAAGGAATTGTCCACCTATAGAAAGGCAACTTGATTGTATCTTATTTTTGTGAATGTGCAAATAGCAAAAAAAACCCCGCGTTACACGGGGTTTTCTTTAGTCTTTCTTAGGCGGACGCCCTAGCTTTGGCTTGTCAGTTTTAGTTACCCAATCATAATATATCTGAGCAGCCTTCACTGTTACATCAGGGCTTCCGGTCTGAGCAAGTTTCAGACATTCTAGCTTAATGACATATTGGTCCATAATTAATCAGTATACGCTTGATTGAACAGTGCCTGAACTTTCTTAACCATAGAATTATGTTCCGGGTGCCGCTTATCTGTATAGGCCGGGTGAGACATAATTGTCGCCGCTTCAGCCCTAGCTTCCTCTGGCGTCAACGCCATCTGCGTTCCGCCGGACGGTCCAGCCAAATCCTTGTCGGCCATTGTCGTCTTGGCAATATTAGCAAACGCCCGAAGAACATCAGGATCATTGCCCATGCCACTGGCTTCCATTTTCGCTGCCAGTTCGTCGCCGCCGTATTCAGCAAATGCTTTGCGGGCAAACTCCAAGTTTTGATCGTAAGCACGACCCCACTCTTGACGCAAAGAAGTTTCGCCCTGTTGCATAGATTGGTCAATGATACCTTTATAGGCTTCATGTTGATTGCCCATGTTGCCAGCTTGCCATGCTACAAGACTTTTGACCTGCTCGGCGTTAAGGCCCAGCCTGTGCGCTTCCTGCTTAAACGACGAAAGCGTTTCATCGTTAAACTGACCAGCAATTTCTTCTGGCAAATCTTCCGGCAGTTCAATTTCGTATTTTTCAGGGCTTTCAGGGCGACCAAGGAACTCGTAGACGTCATCCCAATCGCTATCCGTAACTGGCTTTGCAATCTTATCTCGCCCAAGGTGAGATTGCAGATTGACGTAGGATGCCGCTAGGCTATCCACATCTTTGAATTTCGAGAAACTTGGATTGTCCCGAAGGTCTTCTGACAACGACGAACGCCAATTATCGTCGCTGGTCTCTGTAGTCTGTGTCGGCTCACTAACTGCTTCTGCATTATCTGCCGTTTCGGCAGGTGCGATATCGTCAGGCATTAGCCCCAATCTCCTGTGAAAGTTCTAAGAAACGTTCCGGGGTTTCATCAAGCGCCGTGAGAATCATTAACGCAACATTCCTCATGCCTTCGTTAAAGGCAGCATTTTCCAGCGCTTCGCCCGGAACAAACGAAGGCCGCAGAACACCACACTCACGACAAATATGGGAAAGAACTCGCTTGCCTTCTTCTGATCCGAAGACAAATCGAAAGTCGTCTTTGCTAACCTTGGACAAGGTTTAACCCAGCCTCCCCTGCTGTTTTTGCCACATTCGCGCCCTTTTGCATCATTTCCATAACTTGAGCGCCCTGCATCATTTGCTGTTGCGCTGCTTGGGCTTCCTGCTGCGCTTGGATTTCTGCCATCAATTCATCGTTAGATTTTAGCAAAATTGGCGGAACGCCGTTGAGTTCCGCAATGTGGCGAACAGTATCCGCGCCTTTGATAATCTGGGCAGCTTGGGGGTCGATACCAGCAATCGGCCCGACAAACTCAAGCGTCCGCATAATCCCCTGCGTCTCAGTCTGGCGCTGCGCTCTAGCAAGAGGCGATACATATTCAATCTTTAGTTCTTGCTCTGCAATAGATTCAGGTGGCTCCGGTAGGCGACCAGCGCGAACCAAAACGCCGTAAATGCGCTCTATCATAGGCCCAAGGAACTCTGACTGAAGGCGTCCTAGAGTTGGCCCTAGCAACCGCAACGTGCGTTCTGTGCGCTCAACGACTTCCGTTGCGGTCATACGGGGTGCGCCTTGGAACTGCAACTGGTCAAGAAAGAACGTCGTGCGGATGCGTTCACGCAGATCGTTCATCATTTCGTAACTAAGGCCAATGTTGCCACCAGTAAGCAAAGGCTCGATCCGCGCACCAGAGGATGCACGATAATAATTCAATCCGCCCGGAATAGTGCGAACCGGACCCAATACACCGTCATCCGGCACCAGCAGCGGCGGGTCCACAACTTTCTGCGCCGCTTTGATAGTGGTCTTCATAATTTCCTGAAGCATCTTGATGTCAGGCAACGCTGTCATGGCAGGCGACCGGCCAAACACTTCACCAACAGTCTTTGACCAACGGCTGACCATAAAAGGCATTTCATCAAAACCGCCTTCAGCCAAAACGTGCTTTTCTTTCTCATCGATGTAGACCGACGCGACCGGCAGCATGGTTGCTGCCTTTTTGCCCTTATCAATATCGTCACGCGGGTAAACGCAATGCAACAACTCTACTTCTTTATCGAACTCTTGATTCTCATACATTTTTTGAATGCGCGGAGACAGAGACTTTTCTCCCCACTTCTGCACGATCTGGCGGACGGTCATCTTGAAACTGCGAAAAACCGTATCAATGATGCCGTCAGCGTTCTCAGCAATGAAGATTTCATCAATATGAATGGCTCGGAAACTGATCCCCTCACGGGCTGATGGCTCGCCAATAAACATGCACGCCGTGCCGATAGAGCAGAGCGACAGATAGTATTCGTGAATGTGAGACGGAAAAGCTACGGCTGGCGCAGAAAGTTCTGAAAGAATTACATTTGTGGTTTCTTCAAGCCACTGCTTTGCTTCAGCGTTATCTGAAAAATCATCATTGTCTTTGATGCGAAGGCTAAACCAGTTGGACGCCGGGTTGGTCAGCATTCCATGCAAACCGGCAGCAAGCATTTCGTTGGCGTGTATGGCTGTGCTGTCGTAGACAAGCGTGGTTCGCTTGTCGCCTTTGGAACGTTTCAGATTAAAATCAGAATCGTTAGGCAGAACAAAATTTGTCAAATCCTGCCAATGTGATTCCCACGTACCGCGTTGTGCTTTTAGCTTACCTTTGCGTTTAACAAGGTGGATGACTTGTTCTTGGCTAATCATGCCGACCCCTTAAACGGTTGGAAGTGCAATAGCTTGAAAATTAAAATCTTCGACCGTTACAGCGGCGGTTGATGTTTCATTAGCAACATGAATTTCAATGTAATCGTTTACACTCATCAGTGCGCTACCCTGCACCACAACCGCGCCTAGTTCCCCAGATGCGGTAATTTTGCGGCTTACAAGGCTGGCGTCCACCAATGAACCGGACGATGCGCTGTCGTCGTAATGCCAACCCTTGAGCGACAAAACCTCATTGTTAGACGCCGTTGACAACGAGATGGACGCGCTGAACAACACAATCCTATTCGGCGCACCAATGTAACGCAAACGCCCGGTGTTAGTGCTGTTATTGTCAAACAACAACTCATTGCCCGAAAGCGCCGTGGTCCCAGAAATCTTGTAGTAAGTGCCAGCGACAGCAATGGTTGTGGCCGTTGCGTTGCCTTGCATTGAGCATTCACCGAAGCCGGGACGCAACGAAACAATCAAATCCCGCATATCGTTTGCGGTGATTTCGTTTGCCGCTTGCCCGTCTTGAAACAGAGATGAAAGCAGCGTTGCCGTTGTGCGAACGGTGTCAACCATTATTCACCAAGCAGCGTTTTTTTGCCGCCTGTTTCCGTGTCACCTTCGTTTACACCAGTTAAAATGGTCGATGCACGTCCCTGTGCGCCAGCAGCGCGACGACGCGCCATCTGTTCAGCGGCACGGACTTCATCGGCTGATTTATCAGGCGGTGGAGGCGGAGGCGGTGGCGGGGCCGGAGCCTTTGGCGCAGAAAAGATACCACCCATAGCTAAAGCCTTTCAAAATTAGATTTATTCAATTGATTTATATCACAGATGTCGGTTTTTTGTAAATGGTGTATTTTTCGGTGTATCCGAGCCGCTCGTATAACTGCCCAGTCCTGTCTGGCGTGATGCCCGCCGACACGCCTAACAGAGGCTCTCGAACGCCCTGCGCCTCGCACCAAGCGGTGTATTCCTTGACCAGCCGCGCGCCTATCGTGCCGCCCCGGTGTTCAGGAACCACATAGATCGCAAGGTCGCCGCTGGTCAGCTCATTGCCGAAGAAATGCGGCGCAACATAGCCGCAGCAAAATCCAATGATGTCGCCATCGCGTTCAACGACCAGCGCAAGCCATGAATCAGAGTTGCCCAGCATCGTCTCGCCAAGCTGCCACAACTTCTGAGGATCAAAGTCCAGATTCGCATATCTGCTTTCCTTGTGCATCTCCGCGCCCAATACGAGCAGAACCGGGATGTCCTGCGCGGTCATGGGTCGGATCATTTATTGCCTTTAGACTTCTTCTTGCCGCCCTTGGACATGCCCATCTTGCGGTAGCCTTCGGTCAGCAGGGTTTTGATGCTGTCGCTCATTTCAATCTCCAATCGCCACGGCCTGACGGCCCCGATAGTCGTTGGTCTCGTAGCTCATAACGTTGTAATCCATGTCAGCCACCGCTTGCTGGCGGTATACCTCGTTGCTTTTGTTGACCAGCTTTGGAAACAATTCGGTAAACCCCCAGACCATAGCATCAACCCGGTCGGGTGATCCATCGCCTTCGTAACCGGACGCCGTGATCTGGCACATCTGGCTTTCAAGCTGCGGAAACGTGCCAACATGGTGGATGCGGCCAAGAGCGTACAGGGCGCTAATAGGCTCTGCCCTGACGTGCTTGCCCCGTGTCGCGTGTACCTCAATGATGTTGATGCCGGGGCGGACGCTGTTTAGAACGTGGCGGCACATATCGCCGCCTTGGTTCTTCTCAATCACGATCCCGTCAGCATCATATCGGTCGTACATAGCAATGGCCCGCCGCGCCCAGCGTTCCGGTGCGCCCTTGGTCGTGCCATCCTCAAGCATATAACCGTGGCCTGATTGGCTAGATGCCACTGCCACAATACCGTGTTCGTCGCTATGCGCCTCGCTAGACACCGCCGGGTCAACCGCGATCAGGATACGGGACAGATCGTTAGGCAACTCAGTTTCACGCCCTTCGTTGATGTCCCGCATATTCCAGATTGCGCCAACCGCTTGTGGTTCGTAATCGCCCAGCCAGATGTGGCTATACCTGTCAGGCCGCAGACGCCTATCAAGCTCTCGCTCGGCTTCCAGTTCTTTCGGGAACCACGGGTTGCTATCGTAATTAACCTGCACAACCGCAGCGCCTTCTGGCACATCGTCGCCGCGCAAGAAATTATCAACCGCGTCCATGCGGTTGCGCGGGTTCCAGCTAAAATACATCTGCGAACCGGGTGCGCGAATTGTCGGACGCAAAAGTTCCAATGATTTCTCGGATAGCGTTTGCGCTTCCTCAACCCAAGCAATGCGGAAACCTTCCAGCGATTTTATCGTTTCCGCCGTGTGATCCTGCATACCCATAAATATAACCAGACCGCCTTGCGGCGTTTCAATGCGGTCGTGCATAACCCGGAAACGGTCCGCAACGCCTAGTGCGTTGATCTTGTCAGCGATCAATCTGTACGCCGACTCACGCAAAGATTTTTGCACCTCACGAATGCAAACGGCGCGGATAGTCGGGTCTTCAATCATCCTGTCCACAATACGCTCGGCAAAATGGTGAGACTTGCCGGACCCACGGCCTCCATGTGCGCCGAGATAGCGCAAATCCGGCTGAAACAGGGGCCGAAATGCCTTAGGCGTCGGTATCGTTAATTTTGCCATCAACAAAAACCCGTTCGATTGTTT